GCTGTTGGCGATCAGTACGCCGATCAGGGTCACCGCACCGGCAAGGATGGCTGAGATGATGCTTTCCACTGGGCTCACCCCCTCACAGTGTCCACCGGCTCTTGTTCGGGCGGGTGTCTACGTGCACCCAGCCCTTGGCCCGGCCTGCCTTGACCGGGTAGCGGCCCACGCCGCCCCAGCCGGGCATCAGGCTCTCTACGTAGGCGGCCACAGCCAGCGGGTCGGTGTCCTGCACCTGAATGTCAGCGGCCCGGCCCAGCAGGTG